ATAGGACCCACATTTATTGAGAATTTTATTGGAATATATCATTGGCGTATGTATTGCGGTGATGTTATGTTTTTGTATTATTTTTGATATAAACCTGTTTTCTAAAACCTTAATTGGTTTGGACTTTATGTCCATAATTGGCCTTTGTTATGACTGTCAGCCAAGGATACAGTCTACGGCCCTTATAGGGCCGTATTAGATATGAACCTTACTCTTTTGAGTATGTTATGCCGTATGTTCTTCGAAACGGTACTACTTTATGTAGTTTATATGAGCTTTAATATGATTGTCCGCTCTTAAAAACAATCCTTTATATATCGAGATTACCTGTCTAAGTGTTCTATCGCGCTGGACTTGCCTTTATATATCGTATTGATAAACCCTACTGGGAGTACCATTAGTGCGTGGCCCCGGTCGATTTTGGTGTACTAGCAACCCTACCCTAACTTATAATAAAAATGGTGAAAGTGTTATGAAAGGTTTGGTTCCTTCTAGAACCATGTTTAATGTTAATAGTTTTTTCTATTTACCAATTGATTTTAACTTTAAGAAATATCGTAGTGCTATTTATTCTTTTCTTAAAAAGTTTGGTAATCATACCAAACATCATAGACGATTGGTTAAGGAATTCAATAATATTAGGAAGAAACAAGGAAAGAAAGCAATTCCTTTCCTTTTTGATTTTTATCAGAGTGAAAAAGTTGTTAATTTTAACAATGATTTCTTTTCTGAGCAAATTGCTGAATATATGAAAACTAATAATATTGAACAAGTTAAAGAAGAAGTTCCTCTTGAAGAGAAACTGGTTGTTCCAGAATCTCTTTTGGAAGAGGAAAAGGAACTCAATGTTCTTGTTAATAAGTGGTCTAAAACGAATTTTAGACGTATGCAGAAGAAACTTGCCCGTGAAAAAGAACATCGAGAATTTGTCCAAGGTAAGAGAGAGAAACGTCGTGAAGATGAGAGACTCTCTTTTAAGCGTAGGAAAAGTTTAAGGAAAATTCCTCAAGATATGTCTTATGAGTATTATGAGAGTATTTCTCCATATACTCATATTTCTGATGAGGAAGTTAAAGAATCCACCGTTGTGGATTTTGATCCTGTTAATAGTGAAAATCATATTGTTAATGATGAAGCTATTATTAAGGAAGATTTAGACTCAAATGTTGAAAATAATATTATTAATTATGAAGATGATTTGAGTGCACAAGTTGTTAAGCCTGTTTTTAAGGAATTTCCTGAGGTGGAAATTTCTTCTTTTAGTGTGAAACCTGTTATTGTAGAAATGCCTAAAGTTGAAGTTGCTTCTTTTGTTAAAGTTAAATCTGACGTTACCCCTATTGTTCATTCTGAACATCGTAAAGGTAAGGTTAGACAAAAATATACAAAAGAAGAAACTAAGAAGTTTCGTTTAAAGATGTCCAAGTTGAAGGAACAGAAAAAGATTGATCGCGCTTTGCGAAAAGCGGGATCAATGAATACATCTGTTAAGCCTATTATTGCTGTTACTGAGTCGTATGAATCTGAGGGATTTATGCAAGAAATGTGTTCTTTTGATAATTATGATGTTAAGTGGTATAATTCTGATGATGATGATGAAGTTGTCGAATTTGACGCTGTTAATTGTGATAATATAGAGTTTGAGGGCTTGCGTGAGAATAATGTTGATTCTCAAATTTCTGATACTGATTTAAGCGATATTCAATGTTTAGCTGAGAGTATTAGTGATTCTGTTGGTAGCATGAAAACTGCTACCACTCTTATTGTTGGTTTTTATCAACTGTATCGAGCTAGAAGTACTTTAGATTATTTGGCAGCTTTTCATCAAGTTTTTGCCACGTGGAATTTGTCAATTCCATTTGATCAGTTGAAAAAATGTGTTAAATCAATTTATCGATATTTACAGAAGTGGAATATTTCAAAGTGTGAGACTGAAGCAGCTTCTGAAGAAGTTTTTCGTGTACAAGAAATGTTTACCTCCCTTATGTCTTCATCTTTAGTAGGTAGACTTCGTGATATTGTAGTGCAGATGGCTGCTATGAAATGGTTTAACAAGACTGCTGGAATTACTATTTTGAGATATCTTGGTCATCCTAAGGAAAATATGTCTTATTTGGATTTTGTTCATTTGTTATTTGATTCTATCCATAAGTTATGTGTTTTTTCTGAGGGTATTCGGTCGGGAATACCTATAGCTGATGCTTTGTTTTCTAAAGATCCTATGCATTATGCCTCCCAACGTGTCCGTTATCTTATTCAAGCTCAAGAGTTGACTTATTCTGGTGTGCCTGTTCCAGGTTGTGTTGAAGAATCAGTTTATCTTGAAGATTTGCGCGCTAATTTGTGTGTTTTAGAAGAAGGAGTTAAAGTTTTACGTCCTTTTGATAGTAATACTACTGTAATTAAAGATTTAGTTACCAAAGGTAGAGTATTGCTTAATAAGAGGATGAATGATCGCTCTGGTCGTAATAGAACAACTCCTTTTGCTTTGTTAGTTACTGGAGAGCCAGGTACTGGAAAATCTGGAATGATTATGTATTGGTGTAACTTGTGGTCTACTATTAAAGGTAGAGAATTTAATGAACATCATGTTTATACCAAGACTAATGGGTCCCTCTTTTGGGAGGGATATGATCCTTATTCTCATAGAATTGTTCGATTTTCTGAAGTAGCTAAATTTTCTCGTAATTTTGTTATGCAGCGTGGCCAGCCCGAGTTTGATGAGTTGTTGTCGGTTGTTGATTGTCTTCAATATAATGTTGATATGGCTTTTGAAGGTAAAGGTAAGACTAGTATTAGTTGTGAATTTGTTATTGCAGATACTAATAATGATAGTCTTAATGTTAAAGATATTTATTTTAAACCTGAAGCTTATATGCGTAGATTTACATTTATTGAACAAAAAGTTATGTCCGAATTTAGGAAAGCTAATTCTAAACGTATTGATTCTCAGAAAGCCTTCTCTGCAGAAGGTCATCCTTTGGATAGATTTTTGTTTAGTATTTATCGTGTGGAGAAAAATGTTAAACAATATATTAGAGAAGATATTCGTTTAGAAGAAGCTACTCAAGTTATGGAATCTTTATTCCGTGATCATATTCTTAATGAATCTAGATATAAGGATGCTGTTGTTAATGCTGGTTTGTTGAGAAGTTTTCCTGAAGCTGGTTTGTATGATTTTGCTGAAGAACCCCACTTGCCTAATCCCGTTATTCGTTCAGATTTACTTGAAGTTCCTTTAGTTTCCGTTTCTAGTGAGTCAGGTGAGATTAAAGAACCGAAGAAGTCTGGTAATGCTTTTGTTAAAGTAGCTAAGGCTTATGCTCTTGTTTTATTCATGTCAGCTACTTGGAGTTTGTTTTCATGTGTTACTTCGTATTTTGGAAGAATTTGTAAACAATTAGGTTTTTATTATATTGCTTCGTTCTTAGATTGTGAATCTAAGGATAGTGAAATTCCCGTTAAGTTAAATTTTCTTCCGTTATTTATCTCATCTTGTTTGTTTTTTGGTGGAATACCTTTTTTGCCCGGTTTGTTTTTGTTCTGTGGTTTTATTAACCCGTTTTGGGTTTGTTCTAAAGTATCTCCTTATCTGTTTAAAGGTTTTAAAGAGAAGTGTGAAATTCATGCTTGTCGTGCTAGAGATTATTTGTTGTATTTATTTTATTTAAAGCCTTTTAACCCATTTGTTACTAAATCTGGTCGTATTAAATTGTTTAAATCTTGTGTAGCTGCTATTGCTGTTTTATTGTTGTTCTTGAAACGCAAGACTCTTAAGCAAATTTTGTTCCCGACTCGTGCTGAAACAGAGAATGCTGTTTTTAATGATATTCTTGATAATACTCTTCGCGAAAAGTACTCGTGTGGTAGTACTATGAAGCGTGTACCTGTTAATGGCGCTTCTTATTGGAATGATATGATTAGTAGGACTCCTCCTGTGTTTACTGGGCCTTATAGTCAATTATATGATCTCGCTAAGAAGCAAACTCGTTATGTACATGTTAAGTTAGACAATATTCTTCATACTCATATATTAGGTGTGCGTGGCACGTATGCTTTAATAAATGAACATGCTTTGGGTGGTCGAGAAGAAGTGGATATTGAGATATCCAATTCTTCTGGAATTCATATTCAAGGGTCAGGTTGGACTCCTTGTAAACTTGTTAGAGATATGTGTGTCAAAGTTGCCCCTGATATTCTTATGTTTGATACCTTAAGTGTTGGTTTTAAGGATTTATATAAGCATTTTATTAATGAGATTGTTGAAGGAAATTATGGTGGTCGCTTCGCCAATGAAGATATACGTTTTGATGTTAAGAAGATTTATGCTAAGATTGTTGATAAGAATGTGGGCCGTGTTGATTTAGAGTATGGCTGTGAATATACTTTTCCTACTCACATGAAAGGTATGTGCGGTCTTCCTGTTGTTGGTGCCTGTGGTTCAGGTGCCAGTGTTTATGGTATTCATTGTGCTGGTCAGACAGATGGTGATATTGGTTATGCTGCCATTGTTACTAAAAAAGATTTGGAGGTAGCCTTTGCTGAATTGGCAAAGTTAACTGGAGTTTTTTCTTTTCATTCTGAATCTTATGAAAGTAGTAGTAAGAAAGTTCAATATGCTTCTTTTGTTGAAGATATTGATTTTGAAGAACCCGGTGTTAAATCTGTTACTAGATTTCGTCCTGTTCAAAATATTGGTTATCTGGGTAAAACTGTAGGTCCTATTATTATGGAATCTGGATCTAAATTGAAAAAAACCAAAATTTTTGATGCTATGTCTGATTTTGTTAAGGACAAATTGGATTGGTCTGATTTGACTGAGTTTCATCCTCCTATGATGAGACCTCGATGGCGAGAGGATATTTATGTTTGTCCTTATAACAATACTATGGATAAGTTGTGTAAACCTAAGAAGTGTTTAAATCCTAGAGTTATGAAAGAAGTTATAGATTTGTTGTCTGACGACTTCATTACTTTGTTGAAAGAGAAAGGTCTTGAGAAATTGGAACCTTTGTCTGTTGAACAAGCTATTAATGGTGTTAAGGATGATTATCTTAGTCGTAGGATTAATGCTTCCGCTGGTGCGGGCTATGGATTTCCCGGTAAAAAGTGGGATCATCTTCCTTTAATGGATGATGTTACCAGAATACCTACCGAGGAATTGGCGAAGAGAATATTGGATTGTCTTGATAGATACGCTGAAGGTCGTAGATGTCATTTTGTTTTTGAAGTTAAATTGAAAGATGAACCTCGTGAAAAGAATAAAGTTCTCAATGGTCAAACTCGTGCATTTTACATGTCTCCCTTAGACATGCTTATTCTTTTTAAAATGTTTTTACAACCATTGTTTACTCTTTTTATGGAACATCCAGATATTTTTAATATGGCTATTGGTATTAATATGCATGTAGGTGCTGATAAATTGTATAAAAAACTTTCTGAACATTCTGGTCAAATTCTTGAAGGTGACTTCAAGAGTTTTGATACTAGTCAACCTATTGGTTTGTCTCAAATGGTTAGTGCCATTGTTTATAATGTTCTCAAAGCTTTTGGTTATAATGAATCAGCCTTAAATGTTGTTAAGGGTTTACTTACTGATCGAGCTTTTCCTTATATTCATATGTTGAAAGATATGTTTTTAATTCATGGGCTTATACCATCAGGAGCTGGTGGTACTGCTGAGTTAAATTCTTTAGGTTTAAATTGTTTATACATATACTTTTGGCTTGTTGAATTTAAGAAGAAATATGGGACTAATTGGAGAAAATATTTGATCATGGTGTTTTATGGTGATGATAGTTTGATTGCAACCATTTTACAAGGTTTCAATGCTATTGCTTTTGCCAAGTTTTGCGACGAACACTACGGAATGACATTTACTTCCTCCTCAAAAGGTGATGTTTCTAATCCTTTTGTTACTCCTGAGACTATGTCCTTTCTCAAGAGAAACTTTCGTTGGAGTGATACTCACGAAAGATATGTAGCCCCTTTAGCCCAGAGTTCTATTTTGCGTTCTTTACAATGGTCTATACCCTCTACATCGATCTCTGAAGAAGAACAAGTTATATCAAGTGCTCAATCTGCCGTTTGGGAAATGGCAATTGGTTATCCTGAGCAAGCTTCTGAATTTCGGGATTTTGTACTTAGAGAAATCTGTTGTAAGTATGGGGTTCCCATGTCGAAATTGAAGAGTTGCTTGCCCACACCTGAAAGTATTGCTAATAGAGTTTTTCCAAAATCAGAAGATTTGTTTGTTAGTGAGTCTGGAGAATTTGATGATATTCCTGTTTTACGTGAGAAAATGCAAGCTCTTGCCAAACGGGTAGCTGAACATCCTGAGTATGCTACGGTCTATAATACTGGACGTCCAATACGCTCAGTTTTGAATGATCCTACTATCAGAGTTAGTGTTAGTTTTCGTAGATTACTTTCTGAATTTCGTGATGCTCAGTGTACTTTGAATTTGTTATCCCGTAGGCGAGGACTTTTTACTACCGAAACTGGTGAGGATGATTTTGAAAGCTTGTTTTATGCCGTTCGTTTAGTTGTTGAAAATAGAGGAGAACCACATAGTCATCAAGACTACCAGGAGAATATTACTTCTTTTGCGGAAGTTATATTTGCACATCCTCTTACTCTAAATGTTTTCTTTGGATTATCTCATTATAAGGAAATTTTGCGTGATGATTCTGTAGACTTGCCTGAATATTACATTCTCTTAGTTAGAGAATGGGAAAAAGCTAAGTTTAATTATGAAAATTTTTTGTGTAGATTTCATGGTAAAGTTCATACAGAATCAGGTGAATTAGAATCAGGTATTCCTGATTCTAAAGAAACTGATGAGACAGTTCAAATGATTTCGTTGGGTGAAGAAGCTTCATCAGGTATTTCTATGTTTCCTTCTACAGGTCAGGACAGTATTTATGCTATTGAGAATTTTTTGTCACGTCCTGTTCTTCTCTTTCAGTATATTCTTCTTGAAGATACGCCCCTTAAGTTTGATTTGAATATATGGAATGAATGGTCTTTTTCTCCTTCTGTAAGAGCAAAATTGCGTAATTTTGCTTTTATTCGTGGTAATATGCATGTTCGAATCAATGTTGTTGCTAATCCCTTTAATTCAGGTAGACTTTTATTTTCTTATCAACCAGATTCAGTAAATAATTCTAATTTGAATGCTTTACTTACTCTTTATGATACTGAACCACTTTTTCTTCCATTGATAAATAATTATCTAAGTCAAGCGCCAGGTGCTCTTATATATGATATTAAAGCTAATAAGACAGTTGATATAGTTTGTCCTTTTATTAGTACAAAACCTGCTTATCGTTTGTATAATAGTGCTCCTGGTGTTATATCTGATGTTACACCTTATGAAGATTTTGATCATGCAGGAGAATTCTTTATTACTAGTCTAGTACCTATTCACTCAGTTTCAACTACTGTTTCTGATGTATATTTGACTATTTATGGTTGGATGAGTGAAGTGGAATTAGGTTGTCCTACTGCTACTGAAATTGAAGTTTCTACTGAAGCTGGTGAATTTGATACAGGACCTATAGAAAGAATTTCTTCTACCATGGCTCAAATAAGTAGTGCTCTTAAAGTTATTCCGCAGATAACTCCTATTGCTCGTGCATCTGAAATGATTTTTTCTGGTTTGGGTACTATTGCATCTCTTTTTGGATGGTCTAGACCTCCTTTAATAGATGATCCTCTTATTGTTAAGAATCAACCTTTTCAAAATGGTGCTCAAACCATAGGAACTGAAACTACTTATCGTGTTACTCTAGATCCTAAGCAAGAGATTACTGTTGATCCTCGTGTTGTTGCTGTTGAAGAAGATGACATGGCTATTCAGGCCATTACTTCAAGATTTACTTATTTGACTGGCATTAGGTGGGGCTCTCAAGTTCCGTTTACTGCTATTTGGTCGTGTCGAGTTACTCCACGACTAGAAACTATTTTCGTTGATGGGGCTCATATATTTTGCCAACCCACTGCTATGTCATTCGCTGCTAAAACTTTTGTTTATTGGAATGGTACAATTGATTTTTGGTTTGATGTTACTTGTAGTGCATTTCATCGAGGTAAGATAGGTATAATGTTTGACCCTAATGTCAATCAGTATCTCATTATTAGATCCTCTCTTGAAATGAATAAGAATAATATTTTGATTGTTGATATTCAAGAAACCCAATCCTTTAAAGTAAGTGTTGAATGGGCAGCCCCTCGTCAATGGTGTGTTATGCCTCCCGGAAGTAACGATTTGTATGGTGATGATTTTAACGTTACTTCTCCTTATTGGAGCAACGGTTTTATTATGGTCTTTCCGTTTACGAGTTTACAATCACCTGATGATAGCAGTGTTACTATTAATGTGTTTGTAGGTTCCGAGGATATGCGCTTTAACCAGGTCAATAATAGACTACTCCCTATACAACGTTTTGTTGATATTTCGGAGTTTAAAGTTGAAACTGAATCTGGATTAGTGTTTACCGATGAGGTACCTAAATATGTTTTGAATAAATCTACTGCAGACTTGAGTGTTTGTTCGACTTTTCACTTCGGTGAACAGCCAATCTCGTTTAGAGCGTTGTTGAAGCGATACGTTATGACTGATTCTTTTCATTATCAGACCACTGGCGCTAGCGGTTCAATTATCGTAACGGACCAGAATTTTCCCGTTGCAAACCTCCCTTATGGTAATACGGCTCAAGCAGATCCCAGAGCTAATAGCTTGTTTGATTATCTGCGTTATGCCTATATTGGCGCAAGAGGGGGTTTACGTAAGCGAGTTCGTTTTGTTAATTTTGGTATTATGAATACATTGTCTCAAGTCAAAGTGAGTATTGGTGTTCCATCTACTCCAGTTAGTCTAGGTATAACTTCTCAAGCTTTACCTGTTCCTAACACACTTAATGGAACTGTTACTTTTGCTCCAGTATCTAATGCTGGAATTGAATATGAGATGCCATATTATAGTGGCAACCTTTTTTGGTTGTCATTTGCTGATGATATGACAGGTACTAATTATACAGACGAATCTCTTACGTTTTGGAATAAAGTCTCATATATTTCTGTCGAAGTAGAAGGAGATTATGATGCTCGCATTGATATAGAAACTGCTGCGGGCGAAGACTTCTCATTCCTTCGTTTTCAGGGTGC